TTGGTTATCTGCCGCATCGACATGCAACGCGGTGCAGGTGATGTGAGCCCCACAGTCCCGCGCCTGGACTTCTACATCGAGGCGACGTGCACTGTTGCAGGTGAGTTGTCCGTCCCTGTGATTATGAACTCGCTAGGTACAGACCTGCGGGCATTTAAGATCAGCGGCGATAACGCATACCTCGGGCAGAAGGTTTTCACCAGCACCACAAGCGGGGCGTTCGAGGTGCTGGACATCCCCGAAGCCGTCCCAGGTGATGTGTACACCGTGGGCTACCAGTTCGAGTCTAGCTTCACCTTGACGCCTCCAGTTATCAAGGACGCCAAGGACGTGCCCATCACGACTACCCGCGCCGTGCTGCACCGGTACCGGGTGTCCGTGGCAAACACTGGGCAGTTCGAGTACAGCGTAGCAGACGCGATTCGTCAAACCGGGGACACAGCTACCACACCACTGCGCTTGTACAGCCAGCAGCTAGGCGCCGGGCTGCCCCTTGCCGACACAGCCACCGTAACCATTCCGGCCCGAGTGGACATGCGCACAGCCCTGCTTACCCTGTCCACCGATGACTATTACGACTTAAACGTGCGTAGCATCGAGTACGGGTTCCGCTACCACCAACGATTCAGGAGAGCGTAATGTTTTGGATGCTCGCGGCCACAGCCGTATTAGGTGCCGTGAAAACCGGCATCGAGAACAAAGAGAAGGCGCGTCAAATCAAGGCGCAGAACAAGGTGAACGCTGCGGCGGATTTGCAGACCACGGTGAACAACGCCCAGAACATCGGTGCGCTGTTGGTCCAAGGTGGGCAACTCCGCGTCAGCGCCGCCAAGCAGTTCAACGAGGCAGAGCGCGAGGCTTACAAGGCCAAAGGCTCCGGGATTGCGAACGCCGCTGCTGCACAGGTTAAAGGGGCGTCGGTTGACGCCACCCTTAACGACATTGACAGAGAGCTGACTGAAGCGGAAACAGGTATACAGCAGAACTTCGAGGTCGGGCAGTACAACCTCAAGCAGCAGGTGCTCTCGCTCACAGAGTCCGCCAAGAACAGTCTACGGGGCCGCATTGACCCCACTACCGGACAACAGAACCCACTTGTTAACGGCCTGCTGGCCGCTGGCTCTGCGTATGTGGGGTCAGCGTTCCGCTTCGGCTCCACATCTACTTAAGGTATTCCCATGGTACAGCGCAATACACAAGAGTTCGATTTACAGACGCCCGGTATGCAGCAGGTACAGCGGGCACAGCTCGGCCCTGGCAAGGTTGAGCGTTCCGACTACACCGGCCCGTCTGCGGGCTCCGTAGCCCTGGACGGCCTGCTGTCGATTGCACAGCAAGGGGTCTCGCAGAAGCTCAACCAAGAGGTTCAACAGTCCTACCTTGACGGTACCCGCGCACGGATGGCGGGACAGGCGCGAGACGCGGTGGACTCCGACATCTTTAGCGCCCCGTTCGTGAACGGCGGTTATCAGGACGAGGACTACCGCATAGAGCAGGCCAACATGGCTCGCGAGATGACAGAGCTGATTGCCACCAAAGGACAGAGCATGTCCCCGGAGGAGTTCGGTAAGGTAGTCCAGCAACGTGCCGCCGCGTTCACTGGGAACTTTAGCAAAATGAGTGCCCAGGGGCAGACCCAGGCCATGGCGTCGCAGGAGAGCATGGAGCGCTCCCTGTTCACCAAGCAGGCCGGGGCGTACAGTAAGTGGTCGATCAACGAGGGTGCCAAGCGCTACCTAGTGCAGGGCAACCAGATTATCACCGACCTTGCAGGCTCGGGCGATGACCCTGTGACGTACCAAGCGAACACGGAGCGCGCTGCGCTCATGTACGTAGACCTCATGAACTCCGAGAAGCTGCCCTTGGAGATGCGCCAAAAGGTTGCAGGCCAGTACCTCTCTGCGTTGGTGAACTCTGACCAGCGTCAAGTGGTTGAGCAGCTTCGCGATAGCGGTGCGCTTAATGAGATGTCGTTCGAGGACCGCAAGTCCCTGGACACCCAACTGCGCGAGAGCACTACCCGCACCACAGCCCTGGATTCCTTGGGCGTGATTCAGGATAACAGCGCCTTCGAGTCCCGCGTAGGTCGGGGTGAGGTTGGCGGGGATGAGTTGACTAGCTACATCGTACGCGAGGTGGAAGCCAAGCGCATGACGTACGCACAGGCTAAGACCCTCCGCATGACTGCCTTGAAGGGTATGGCGAACCACGATGACCAAGTAGCGCTTATGTCCGCCATCGGAAACCGGGACCCAGGTACCATTGCCGCGTTGGGGTACACCGTATCCGAGGGCCTGGAGGCCATGGACAAGCAGTTAGCCAAGAACGGCGTAAGCGTCACCGAGCGGTTAAAAGCCGGTGTGTCTGCCGGGCTGTCCCTGGGCGCTATGCCGAAGTCCTTCGGGGATACTATCGGACAAGGTGTGCGTAGCATTGCCGCCACGCCCGGCGGGGAACCTGTCCCTACAGCGCTGGTGGAATCGATTAACGGCGTTATCTCTACGCTGACTATTGCGGAGCAGAAGAACCCAGGCGCTCGCGCTGTCCTGTTGGCCGCCATGCCGGATGATACCAAGGCCACAATGTCCTACGTCCTGGCCCAGCAAGAGCACGGCGTGTCGCCTGAGCAGTCCATCAAAGAGTTCACTGTGAACCGCGATGCCTTCGCCAAGCTGGACGCCCTGGACCAAGGTATCAAGACACAGACGTTCCGCAAGACCCTGTTGGACCGTGTGGATGGTGAGGTGTACAGCGGCGTTACTGGTCGTCTGGGCAACTTCCTACGCGGGGAGTCCAACCTGTCGAGCAACCCTTACCACGCAGCCGCTATGGGTGCCGCGTTGACCGACGAGCTGACGAACATCACCAGTGACCGCAACAACATGGGCTTGAACGCCGACAGTGCATTGGACTTGGCCGTAGCTAACGTGCAGGCCCGTACCATCACGGTCGGGGAGTCCGGTGCGTTCGGTACTGGAGAGGTGCGCCGGGGCTTGATTCTCCCACGAGGTGTTGACGTGGCCCAGGTGTTCGGCTCCGCAGATAAGCAGCGCATCGGCACTATGCTATCCCAGGACTACCCCGCTGTTGCGGATGGCTTCGAGTCTAACTTTGCCTTCAACAAGGCCACAGGTGTCTTGGAGAACATCCAGCTCAACGATAAGGGTCAAGTGGTGCAGCGCACCGCCATTGACCCGTCAGCTATCGGTAAGCGTATCGAGACCGAGCAAACCCGCATACTAGATGAGGCCAATGCCGCGCACTTCGGGGCAGCAGTCGAGATGGACGGACAACCGTTCCGCATCGACGGCGGGAACTCCTACGGTATCCCTGTGCGTATCGCGTACAACTTCCGCAAGGAGCTGACCGGTATGGAAGGGCTCCGCCTATCGGTATACAAGGACCGCGACGGTCTCGCGGTAGGTGTTGGGCACAACGTCACCGGGCAGATGAAAGAGGGGCAGGAGATTACCCGCGAGCAGGCCGAGAAGTGGTACCGCGAGGATACCGACCTTGCCATGCAACAGGGTACCCAACTGGCACGCGAGCTTGGTGTGCAGGACCCCAACGCAATCGCTGGGCTGGCGGGCGCTGTCTTCCAACTGGGCGACAAGGGTCTGCGTGAACACAGCAAGACCGCCGAGGCTATCCGCAGCCGGGACATAGACGCGTTCGTTCGCGAGGTTAGTTCCAGTGCATGGGCGAAGCAAACACCGAACCGCGCAGAGTGGTTCATCCGTAAAATGGCGCCGCACTTCTCGGGACTTGGTGTCCTGAGTAACACGAGCGCCCGCTACCAATAAGGTCAAACAATGGCAGGTTCGATGAAAGTAAAACCGGAGGACTTGTTGCCTCTGGACGCGCTGCAAAAGGCACTGAATCCCGAGGTAGCTACAGGCTTGGACCAGTTCCCGGACGTGGACGGCGGGCCTGCCGGTGTTGCTGTGCAGGAGAAGTACCAACGCATTCAGGAGCAGCCCATAGAGGCTGCCCAGGTAGAGGCCAACGACAACCTCACGGACAAGGTTAAGGCCGCTGCCCAGGAGTCGTACACCGGGTACATTCTGGAGGCAACAGACCGGGCGTTTGAAGGACAGTACCGCGACTATGACCCAACGTTCCAGGGCTCCCGCAGGGCCTTGGAGCTGGTCCAGCGTATGGGCCTGGAGGCGTCTGAGGAGAACTTAGAGATGCTGGGTAAGGCAGGTACCGCCGAGGATCAATTAGAGATTGCCCAGGGTCTCCAGCAGCACCAGACCAACCAAGAAATCCTAACCCGTCACGGCGGGTATGCCCTGGCCTCCGGTATACTGGACCCGGCCAGCATCATCGCAGACTTCGCCACGTTCGGTACCACAAAGGCTCTTAAGCTGGGGCGACTAGCCTCTGCTGGCCTGGGCGCCACTGTGGGTACCGGTCTGGTAGGTGCGGCAGATGCGGCAGGCAAGAGTACCACCGGATTTGACTACGTGCTGAATGCTGCGCTCATGGGTGGCTTTGGCGCCCTGTTCGGAGGTGGCGGTATCGGTGGCCCTGGTGGTGGGGGCTGGGCGGGCAACATGCGCGTCCCTGGCACTGACGGCAAGATCGCCCGCTCCGTGAACGCCTTCACCTCTGAGACGGACAAGCTCGCCAAGGCAACACCAGAGGCAGGGCCGCTTATGTCTACGTTGGTGGATGACCCTGTGCGCCGTGATGGCCTCCTGACCAACAACAACGCAGCAAGCTACCACCGCCGATTCACCAACGAGGCGGACGGGTACATGCAGTCCTATGACTCGATGTTGGAGGACGGGCTGCGGGAAACGCAAGGGTGGTCTTTCCTGTCCCGTAAGCTCGACCTGTCGGGTAAGTACGGGGCTGCCCGCGACGACTTGAACAAGGAGGTAGCCACCGAGCTGCTGCGCCGTAACGATGAGTTCCAGAAGTTCGGGAACGTGTCCCCAGCGCCCAACGGGAACCCACTTGTACAGCGCCTCGCGGATGAGAGTGACCGTATCCACGCCCGTATCGGGGAACAGGCCCGCGAGGCAGGTGTACGCGGCTTCGAAGAGTTCACACCACAACCTGGGTATTTCCACCGTAGCTGGAACGACTCCCTCATTCGCGGTATGGACAACGCCGAGAGCGGACTACCTAAGCGTCTGATTGCCCAGTCTGCCTTAGCCGGTATCAAGGGCATCGACGCAGACGATGCGGATGCTATTGCAACCGCCCTAATCCAGCGCGTTAAGGACAAGGCGGCGGGTACTCGTTCGGACTTCCTCGGGGGCCTGGGCAAGACCGACACAGCATTCATCCGAGAGGCATTAGAGCAGGCTGGCGTGGGGCAAGGACGACTCGACAGCATCATGTTCAAGATTGAGCAGAAGGCGTCAGACCAAGGCACCACCAAGTACGGTAAGCACCGCCTGAGCTTCGACATGACGGCGAGCATCAAAGGTGCTGACGGCAACATCTACCGTATGACAGACCTCATCGACACGGACTTGGATCGCGTCATGGAGAACTACACCAGTAGCATGGCGGGACGCATGGCGCTCGCTAAGGCCGGTGTAGCTGCTGATGACGCAGGGCTGGAGTTGTTCAAGAGGAACTACTTGGAGTCGATTAAGACACTACCGCAAGCCCAGCAACAGGACCTCATGAAGCAGCTAGACGGTCTCCTCGGGGACTTCACAGGCAACCGTCCGGAGGCCAACGTGCTGGGGCCGGTAGTGCAGCGTGTCAAGGCCCTGGCCGACGCAACCATGTTGTCCGGCTCTGGTCTGTGGCAGGTTGCGGAGTACAGCACCATCGCAGCACGGCACGGACTCGTCGAGACCGGTAAGCAGTTCATGAAGTCATTCCCAGGTATCCGCAATGTGTTGAACAACGCGGCCAGTAACCCCGACCTAGCGGATGAGCTGCGCACAGTGCTCCACCTTGACCTTGCCCGAGATGTCCGAGTGCGTCCGTGGAAGCGTCAGCATGACGTGAACCTAGCAGCCGGCGACACAGTGCTGGACCGTCTCCTACACGCGGGCAAGCAAGCGGTTCCGTACTTGAACGCGATGAAATACGTGCATGCCAACCAATCGCGCATGAACGCCAACCTCGTGTTGAACAAGATGGCCCGCGCCGCTAAAGGTGACGCCAAAGCATTGGCTACCATCAAGGCGTATGCACCGGACATTGACTGGGCAAAAGTACAGTCCGCAATGCAAGCTAATGTTACATACAGTGGTAAGAATGCGTCGGCGATGAACTGGGCTGGATGGTCTCAGGATGCTATCGACGAGACAATGAACGTAGCCCTGCGCATGATGGACGACACGCTGTTGTTTGGTCGTCCTGGGCAAGGTGCGTCGTTTGCTCGCTCCGCTGTAGGCCAAGTCCTCGGCCAGTTCCAATCGTTCGTTTCCTTTGCCCACAACAAGACACTGCGTGGCACCCTCCAGAATGGTGGGCCGCGTGCCCTCGCTACCGTGCTCGCCTTTCAATACCCTATGACCTTTCTAATGGTCTCGGTGAACGAGGCGCGCAAGGGTGACTTGGACCTGTCCGACAAAGGGCTCAAGAAGGTTGCGAAGGGCGCCATCGGGTACACCGCTGGCCTGGGCTTTATCAGTGGCGCGGCGAGTATCGCCGGGTTGACTGGTGGCCGCGCCGGTATGTCCGTCCCTCTTACAGGGATCATGGACGCGCCGTCACGTGCCCTTGGTGGCGCGAAGAAGATGCTTAACGGGGAGTTCCGCGAAGGTTCTGCCGACATCGGCAAGGCGGCTACGCAGGTGCTCCCGTTTATTAATGCAATGCCGGGCACAGCCATGGTGCTGGACGCCTGGAAAGGAGAGTAATTTGGCCCAAACGCCAGCAACAGAAGACCTCTACGAAGGTGACGGGACACAGACCGTTTTCGCCCTTACCTTCCCGTACTTATCCGCCGCCGAGGTATTCGTAACAGTAGATGGGACGAATACCCCGTATACATGGTTGGCGGGTAGTACAGCGTCCGTGCAATTGAGCGCAGCGCCTGCCCTCGGCACCGTTGTACGCGTATTCCGCAACACCAAGGCGTTTGTCCCGCTGCACGTCTTCGCAGGTGGTGTGCCGTTCTTGCCACGCTACATCGACGAGAACAACCGCCAGCTTCTGTACGTTGCCCAAGAGGCAGTGAACGAAACGGCAGGTACGGCTGCGGCTGCACTCGTCGTTGCGGAAGAGGCCAAAGAGATTGCAGAGGACGCGTTAGAGTTGGTTGTCGAGGCGCTGTCTGACAGCGCCGCAACCCTGCGCACGGACCTTGCCAACCCCGCGATGGGTGTTAGTCTAGTGGCAGGTGCTTTACGAGAAGGTGACGCCCCTCGCCAATTTGATGCCGTGGATGCGCTTTCGGGCGTGGTCGGGTTCCGCAATGGGGAACAAATCCTCCTGCTGGGCTACCACCCTGGGTCTACAAAAGGTGGGGGCGTGCTGCACTGGTCCTCGACCAAATCCAAGACGTTGCACAACGGCGGTACTGTGATAGACCCCGACAGGGCGTACCCGTCAGACTGGTCAAACCTAGCAAGCGTGCAAGCATGGTTTACAGGTTCCGTATCCGGCACCGGTTGCTGGGTCCGCGAAGCTACCGCAGGTGTGTACCTACCCACGCAGTTCGGTGCGTTTGGTGACGGTGTAATTAACGACCAACCTGCGTATAACGCATGCGCAGTTGCTGGGGGCGCGGGGGCGCTCATCATGTTTACCCCCACCACCGCGTCCTACCGCATGCACTGGTTCTACGGATATGACAATCAACGCGTGGTCGCCTACGGTGCCCGTATTGACTTGTTCAAGTTGACGGGTGGTCCTACCGTCCTCGCCGCATCGGGTAACAATGCACGATACGACGGTGTGTGGTTAAACTGCCTGGAAACGAATCTGCCAAACGTGCGGACCACCTTTGAGGACCGTAGCAACGCGCATTGGTACAAGTGCCGGTTTGAAGGGTTCCGCGATGCAGCCGCCCCAGACTTGAACAATGCTTGGGGCGTATACATGAAACGCGCCATTAACATCACGTTAGAGCACTGCCAGTTCGAGAACAATAGCCAGAATGATGTAGCAATCCTTGAGGGTTGCAAGAACATTAACATCATTAGCCCGTATGGTGCCGCTCTCAACATCAACATTGAGCCGAACAATGACACGTTGCCCATACGGTGCGTGACTATCTCTAACGGGGATATCTTCAAGTTCTTAGCGCAAGAGAACTCCTTAGTGGGGAACTCTGGCAATAACATCTTGGTAGAGTCGTGCAACGTACAAAACGCGTACTACGACGGCGCCGGGTTGGAGTTCAAAAACTCCCGCATTCAGTCGATCAACCCACAACCGGACGGTGTGGGGCGTTGCTACGCCGGTGCATTGCGTTTGAATGGTGCGGTTAGTGTGGGTGCTAACTTACTGCGCGACCCTAACCTAGTTAGTGTCAGTGGCACGGACACCGGGAGTTCGTGGCAGGTTTATACCGCCACCCTCGGACCTACTGTGCGTTATGCTGGTATTAGTTCTGTGCACGGTCGCGGTTTGCGTATGAACCCAACCAACGTTTCCGGGACTAACTCACTCAAGAGCGAGAGCGTGGCCGTGGTCGCGGGTAGTAAGTACCTAGTGGCAGCGCTTACTGGGGCGAATTACCCAGTAGGTACGGCAATTATCGGCATCCAGTTGGGTATCCGTTGGCTTACTGCGGCAAGTGTAGATATTAGCAACACCATCTGTCCCCTTAACAAAGCGGCTATACCTACTGCCGAGAGCGGCACCACGTCTGCCCCGGTTACTTTACAAAGTGCTGTGGTTGTGGCGCCCGCAGGTGCGGCTTTTGCGCAAGTACTCATCGGGAGCACTCTGAGTAGTGCCACTACATCCAGTAGTGACTGGTACTCTGTAGGTCTACACCCCATTGTCGAAGGTAGTAGCGGTTGTGGTATGCAGGACCCTATGGCACTGCATCAAGCACAACGCGGTGCGCTTATAGGGCGAGGTGCGGCTGTGCCGTCCGCAAGCCCTACACAGTTCTACTATCGGGATTACTTGGTGGGCGACCGCATTATAAACGTGTCCCCCGTGGCCGCTGGTTACTCGGGCTGGCTTTGTACTGTAGCCGGTACCCCAGGTACATGGAAGGGGTTCGGCGTTATTCAAGCGTAAGGAGTAAACATGGCAGCTAAGCAGAGTATGCTTGCGACACTGCATGAGCTGCTGGCGGAGCAAATGATCGACGAGATTAAGTGGTACCGGGAGAACGAAATCCCGGTACCTGCCGCCGATAAAGCAGCGATTGCAAAGTTCCTCAAAGATAACAGCATCACTTGCGACCCGGCAGATGCGGGGGACTTGGAGCGCTTGCGCGACGAGTTCAAAGCAAGCTCCCAAGCCCGCCGTGAGAAGGCCAAGCAAGCCTTGGAACTTAGCACAGAAGACATCATCGGATTGTACGGGGCGAACTAATGGACACACGCGCACGTTGGGCAAAGGCCCAGCTTGTGCGGGAGATGTACCCGGAGTTTGTGGACTTCTGCCGTGACGCCTTTAACTACATCGGGTTCTCCCTGACGTGGATGCAGGCGGATATCGCGATGTTCATGCAACACGGACCCGCCGAGCAAATGGTACAAGCCCAACGAGGCGAGGCCAAATCGACCATCGCCTGTTTCTATGGTGTGTGGGAACTGATACAAGACCCGTCCAAGCGTATTATGCTGGTGTCGGGTGCAGAAGACAAGGCGAAAGAGAACGGAATTCTCATGAAGCGCCTGATCATGCAATGGGATGTGCTCGACTACATGCGCCCGGACAAGGGCGCCGGGGACCGTACGTCTGACCTTGAGTTCGACGTGCATTGGTCCCTACGTGGGGTTGAGAAGTCCGCGTCGGTGAACTGCCTGGGCCTTACCGGCTCCTTGCAGGGGTACCGCGCCGACGTACTTATCCCGGACGATATCGAGACCACCAAGAACGGTCTAACGGCTACAGGGCGCGAGCACATTGCGCTCTTGTCCCGTGAATTCAGCTCGATTGTGACCCATGGGCGCATCATGTACTTAGGCACCCCGCAGACGCGGGAGTCGATCTACAACGGCCTACCGCGCCGGGGTTACACTGTACGTATCTGGCCGGGCCGATTCCCTTCCGCTGAGGAAGAGGAGCGCTACGGCGAGTACCTTGCCCCAAGCATCGCTGAGCGGATGGTCCTCTTGGGCGACAAGTGCCGCAGCGGTAAGGGCCTGGACGGCTCCCGTGGCTGGTCAACAGACCCAGAGCGGTACACAGAGCAAGACCTGTGCAAGAAAGAATTGGACCAAGGGCCCGAGGGATTCCAACTCCAATTCATGCTTGACACTACCCTGTCCGATGCTATGCGCCAGCAACTCAAGTTGCGCGACCTCATCATCGGGGAATTTAGCATAGACAACGTGCCTGAGCGCCTGTCGTGGGCGGCAGACAAGAAACTGCGCCTAGAGATTCCGCAGGACTTCCCACTCGCTAAGGCAGAGATGTACCTGCCTGCATTTATCTCTGAGCACTTCGCCCCGATCCAATCCATCACTATGACCGTTGACCCTGCGTCTGACGGTGGTGATGAGCTTGCGTTCGCTATTGGCGGTGTGGTCGGTCCGTACATGCACCTTTTGGCGGTGGGTGGTTTCAAGGGTGGCTTCGCTGAGGACAACCTAGAACGCCTCGTGCAGCTCGTTCAACAGTTCGGTGTACGTGGCGTGCTCGTCGAGCGCAACATGGGTGCCGGTGCTGTTACCCAGCTCATCCAGAACTACTTCAACAGCATTGACCCAGTGACCGGCAAGCGCCGCGTACAGGGCTGTGGTGTTGACGAGCGATGGGCAAGTGGGCAGAAAGAGAAGCGCATCATTGACACCTTACGGCCTATCATCCAGCGGCACCGCCTCGTGGTTCACAAGGCAGCTATGGATATGGACTTGGAGCTGTTGAAGCAGTACCCAATGGATAAGCGGGCTACGCGTTCGTTCTTCCACCAGTTGCACAGCATCACCACAGATAAAGGCTCGCTTGAGAAAGACGACCGCCTGGATGCTGTGGAGGCGCTAGCGCGTGAGCTTGTTGGCTTCCTTGTTGTTGACGAGGAGCTGGAGCAACGTAAGCGCGAAGCCAAGGAGTTCAAGAACTTCTTAAATGACCCACTCGGCTCTGCATCTCGCAAGCCTAAGCCACAAGGCACAAAACGTTCACACCGCGCCATCAAGCGCAGGGGCATGTAATGATTAAAGACGTTGTTATCGACAGAGCAGCGACAGCTAGTCCCTCGCTCGGCTACCTGGGCCTCTGGGCCTCGGGTATGACTATTAGCAACTGGGTTGCGGTGCTGACAGGTGTTCTCGTGGTCTGCCAAATCGTGAAGACGGTGGTGGAGCTGCGGAACCTGCGGGCTGCACGCAAAGAGGCCGAACATGTCACTGAAAAGCAGGCTAGCTAATCTAGGGGCGACCGGCGCTGTACTGCTGGCCGCTACCTTCCTCGGTCCAATCGAAGAGCTGCGCACAGTCCCTTATACCGACATCGGGGGCGTTAATACGTGGTGCTACGGCCAAACGGTAGGCATTCCCAAGGCGCAGTTCACTGTCGCTGAGTGTGATGCAGACCTACTGCGTTCCGTTAGCCGATACACCGAGGCCATCAAGCCGTACACCGTTGGGGCACCTGCTCCTGTGGTGGCGGCTATGGTGTCCGTGCAGTACAACACCCAAGGCCCTGGCGCACCCCACACCCTGTTCCTGGGACCACTGGCGCGTAAGGACTGGCAGGCTGTCTGTGCTGCGATTACAGCCCCTTGGAAGGGCAAGTACGGCGTTTCCCAAGGGTTCAAGGCCACGGTGAAGGGCAAGCCTTCCAAGGGCCTTGAGAACAGGCGCGCTAAGGAGTTCCGCTTATGCGTATCGGGATTGTACTAGGCGTGTTCCTGGCGCTGCTGGGCCTCCTTGGTGGGGCCTCGTGGTACGCCCTGGGGCAGCACACAAGGGCTGTACAGGCCGAGGCTTTAGTAACGGACCTGACGGGCAAGCTCAACGCTGAGAAGGCCCGTACAGGCCGTATTCAGAAGGCTGTGCTCACTGTGGAGGCACAACGGAATGAAGCGCAACAGAAGCTCCGCAAGGCGCTGGAGAACCATCGGGATTGGGCTGATAGCCCTGCCCCTGCTGGCGTCTCTGACGAGCTGTGCAAGCGTATCAGATGTACCGGAGTTCATCCCGTGCCAACACCCGCAGGTTGATCTATCGACCAATGGCGGGTACGCACAAGGGCTGCTGGATTACTCAACAGCCCTAGACCAATGCAATGCAATTAACGGGTTAACACCCACTGACGCTTCAAAGGAGTAACACTCATGGCTGGTATTGTTTCTGCAACGAAAGTACAAATCGAGAACGCGTACCGTGCTGCGCGTAAATTGGAACTGGCTCTGCGGTTCTTCAACCAAGGTTCCGAGAAGCCTACGGCTCTGGATGCTGCACGCATCACCGAAGTTAACGCACTGACCGTGGCCGCTGTCGCAGCCATTGCCCTGCTGAACACTTAATCCCTGGACGCGTGGGTGGCTTCGGCTGCCCACCATGGAGAACTTATGTTCGTACTGGCTTGCTTCCTGCTGTACCCATTCATGGTCCTGTGCATAGCGTGCAGCACGAACGATAAACACCTCGGGAGAGACTGATGGACAACCAACACCGCAAGATTCAAACGTACCGCGAGCTTACTCAGTCAGAGATTGACGCAATGAACAGCGTGAAGGCTCTGGAGAAAGACATCGCAGAGCTGTGGGCGCAGATTGGCGATATGCCAGGCATTGACAAGCGGGACCACGCTATGGCCCGCACAGCTTTCGAAGATGCTTGTATACGTCTCGTGCGTTCTGTGGCTCGCCCAGTATCCCCATGGGTTAAGTGAGCTGATGAACGGGTACCACTCAGATGGTGAGTGGTACTTGACAGTTCCAGATGGGAGTGCATAGGCGGCTTAATTTGGAGCGCTCGTTCGAGAGTGTCTCCGACCCCGATCACGCCGAGTCTTCCCCGTGGGCCCTAGGCTGTGGTGCGCCATCGTCATTGCTGCGGGAGATTCTTCCTTACCATGCTGACGAGTGTAGTTAGGTCCGCCAGGGTTGTCAAGCATCATCATTGATCTTTCTTCATCGGAGTTGAGGTAGGGTATCCAGCTTCGCTGGGGATGCTAGGTTGTGCTGTCCAGGGTTGGGTGTGGCTGGGTGTGTCCATCTGGCCGCATACCTTTTTCGATTGCTGGGTGTCTCCACGCTGGCATACCTTTTTGCTTACGTGAGTGCCCTTGCGGCACTGTGTGGTATCCCTTGAGCATTCCTATCTGTTACCTATCCATCTACCTATCATTACTCTATAGGTATCTCTGTGCATCCTATCCTTACCTCTCTGCTTCCCTTCCTTGCGTCAGGTAGGGTCCCCAATCCCTAACCGTGTCGATCAGGTAGTAGCTCCTTCGTCTCTCCTCCGCTTCTCTCCACAGTATGTTACATTACCAAGAGGCTTGAGATAGAGCCTTTGCTAGAGGATGCTGAGAGGCTAGCGCAATGGATTGCACATAGTGCTTGACGGATAGTTAACTCTTAACTACAGTGCAAGCATACCAACACAGCTAGGAGAGACACCATGAGTACGCAACGTATGCAGCAAGCAGTACAAAACGCCAAGGGCTATCATAAGCAAGTGCTGCTGTTCAAGCGCACTGCATCTAACGGTTTGATGCAAGAGCTGAGGGCACACCGGGCTTATTGGTTGAGCATTGCACGTCAGCTCTGTGCTGAGGGTGTTCAACAGGTATCAGCCCAACCCGTTTACACTCTGGAGCTGGCGGTAGGTGAAGACGTGGCGCACAAGGAGTACCACGATTACACCAGAGCTAAGCAAGCGTACGATGATGCGGTGGCGGACGAGCTGGCCTTAACGCTGACGGGTGTAACACGCATCGAGCTATTCAGTGAGGCAGTGGGTAGCATGGATAAGTGGGTGCGTGGAGAGCCTGCACTCGCAAGTCCTGCCGAACCTGTGCCGCCTGCTGGTGGGGAGCCGGTTATCTATGCCTTGAGCCGGTACAACGACAGTGGTGGCTTCTCTCCCAGCATGGTCCCACGCGAAACGCTGCCAGAACCTGAGACTCGTGAAGGATACGTGGCCGAGGCGGATCACCGCACCCACGTCACCCGGCTACAGGCTGAGGTGGACAAGGCTACACGGGCCAAGAAAGTATGGAGTGAGATGGCTACCAGTCGCGAGAAAGAGCGAGACGCGCTGAAAGACGAACTGACCAAGGCACGGGAACGCATAACAGCCCTGGAGACTACCGGTAGAGCATTCGCTAAGGCCGCTGCCCAGGGTGCAGACAGCGGCGACTGGGGTTCATGGGCTGCCTGGGAATGGGACGAGCTGGTAGCATTCCAGGCGGTGTTAGACGACAAGGATGCGCAGCTATGAGCCTGTCTAGCACGAGCTTCACCACCGCCAGTATGGTGGCTAAGGTCAAGATAGCACTACAGGTTGCGGCGTACCTGGGCAAGGCTGAGATACACACGCGCAAGGGTGAACACCTTCTGGATGTGGTATGGGTGCGACACTGTACGTCTTGGCGTGGCGATCATAGCAGGTACCGTATGGTGCCGCACTTTGTGCACCGTGGCCGGGATGTGTCTGCACTCGTCGTTGCCGGTGTGAGAAAGTTTCACGCAGGGCTTTGTCAGTACCAACACAGGAGCACTACCATGGACACTAAAGACTTCCTGCTTCACCTCAAGAGCCTACGCGCACAGTTCGAATTGCAGCTCTTGACCGGTATCGAGTACAACCGCAAGCTGTTGCAACTGCACGCAGACCATGCCGCCGCTTTGCTGGTTGAGCAACCTGGGCCGAAGGTGGTACATGAACCCGTAACGGTGCCTGCACTCGCTCTTGGCCTGACGCGTAAGCAGGTAGATTGGGCTAAGTCCCACGACTGGTTCCTCAGCAGCGGCCTGGATGTGGACGGTTACTACGTGACGGTTGTAGAGCGGTATGGCAATGATTCTGAGGGTGTCTTGAGCAAGCATACTACGTTCCGCGACTACAACGAGCTACGCGCCTGGGCAGGGTACTAACATGAGCGTATGGGATGCTGGGCGGTCCTACCTAGACATTGAGGCGGGCCTTTACACAGGTATCGTGGAGGACGCCACAGAGGCGGGCGTACTAACCATAATGCTAGTGGGTGAGGGTGAACGTCACAGGCGTATCAAGTACGCGTTAGAAGGCGTACCCGGAGTGCAGGTTGTGTGTGCCACTAGCGATACGGCTAAGCTGCTGGGTTGGGACGCAGGCCTGTGTGTGCTGGATGAGATACCACACCTAACAGGCTACGCAGAGGCTGTAACCATGCCCACCCGGCGCGGTAAGGGTGAACGTAAACGCAACAAAGCTGAGAGGTGGCGGTGATGTACAAGGTACCTTACACGCACCAGTTGGTGCAAGAGTACAACGGCGTGGCGCTGCGTGAACAGTTGCTCGACGTGATGCGACATCAACACACGACCTTCTTGGATCGCGCTGTGCATGATTGCCTGTCAAGGCTAGGGCTCACGCTGGCCGAGGCGCTACCACGTCTCACGCGCCACGTAGGGCCGTCCTATGAGGAGTTGTACCTTGACGGTGAGCGGGTGTTGCGCGTGTCCTGGGAGTACCCGTTCCCAGACGCCTGCCACGTAACCAGAACTTTTCACGGACCTGCGGAACTTACCCCGCGCCCGTGAGTCACAAGAACAGACCGCCTTGACGTGCACTCGCGGTTGGTCTAAGGTTGCATTGACCGCCCATGTGTTGTGGGCTTACGAAAGGACATCTCTAGCGAGGCTTAACCTATGTCACGTAAAACAGAACTGAGCACCATTCTGCGCCACATTGAGAAGGCGCACGAGACGACCGAGACGCACGCCTCGGCTATCCTCGAAGCTATCCGCCGGGAGGGCGCCAGCACGCTTGCAGCGTTTGACGTGATGGTAACCGACGCGTACGACAAGAACGGCTGGAGCCAGCGCATTGGCCGGCCACAGGCAGGTGATGTACCCGCGCCAGTGGTGGTCAAGGTGTACGTGAGTACCATCCGTGCGGCGTACCGCCTGGGTGTGGACGTGGGTAAGGCTGAGACGATGCAGGAGCTACGCAACCACGTAAGGGCAGCAAGGGCCAAGATCGGGTACAAGAGCGCTGAGAAGGCCGCACACGAGGCCCCAGAGCTGGCGGGTGTGAGCATCCAGAGCCCAGGTACCTTGACCGGCGCGCTGTTGCATGACCTGTACGCTGTGCGTGTGGCCCTGGATGAGGAAGGTGCCAAGGCCCTGGACGAGCAGTTGCACGCGCTGTTGAAGCAGTACATCAAGCAAGCACCGCCCGCCCTGCGTCTGGTGGCTTGAGATTAACGCGTAAATAGCAGTTGCTTCATAGAAGGCATTCAGGTAGAGTGCCTTCCATTGAGACAACAGCAACGAATACAGCGACAGTCAAGGATAAAGACGTTAAAACCCCAGGTCTGTACTCGTAAGTCAAACGGTTAACGCGTTAAGTGTAACGATTGACAAGCTGGTAATATGCTGTAGAGTACAAGGCGTCAAGTGGCGGAGCGGTTAAACGCAACTGTTGAAGGGTATAGCCCGCAAACGGTGTTGGGATGAACGCGACTACGCAGACACCCGTCCCCAGGTTCAAATCCTGGCTTGACACCAAGGCAACAACGATATAGCATGTGCAACATGGAACACGGCGAAGAACTCGCCGCCGCAGAACGGGTAACGCGGACCCATCGACTAAGGGTGGGTGTAACTGAAACCGGATGGTGCCGGTGCGGTCCTAAGAGTGGCGACTTACGCGGTTAGCCTGCCGTCGAGTGTGATACGACGTAAATAACACGCCCTTGCTGAATCTCCTAGGGCTATGTAGAACGGAGATGAACGTACGCCACGTCCACGGTTATGCAGTGGGTCCGGCGAGAATTGACCTAGAGTCGATACGTAGATTGCCGGCATTTAACCGGACGGACGAATCCCTCAAGGTTGCATTCTAGATTACTCCGTGAGGGGTAGGCACTGCCGAGAGGTGGAGGAGTAATCTAGAATGCAACCCGACAACGGAGAACACCGTGTCCAAGAATATGGAAGCATTCATGCGGGGCCGTAAGAAGGACCGCAGCATTAAGTCCAAGGGTGTAGCGGCAATCGAAGACACGATAGCCCGCTTTGTAAACGACAGTAGCCCCGAGGCGCGTAAGGCGTACCGGGCGAGTCGGGACCAGTTGCACGACACCGACCCATCCCCCACATCCAAAGGTGCGTGGTACCCTAAAGGGAATCGCGAAGCACGATAGAGTTAACGGAGTAAACACTATGTCTCAAGAAGTTCCCGCGTTCGTACTGATTACCCTGCCGCTGGGTTGTGAGCGAGCCGAACGCTCTGCACTCCGCGATGCTGGGTTGCCGGTGTTTATCAAGGGGCTGAGCCTCCTGGATCAGGCCAACGTGTACGCCATCGCAGCGGACGCTATGTACAGCCCTGCGCATCGTGACAGTATCCTGGATATGTTGGCTGTACTGGGCGTGCAGAGCATCCTCCACGTAGGCACCGATCGCAGTGTAGCGTTGTGCCGCAAGGACAATAACTACCTTCCTATTGGTGCGCCGGTAGTCGGTACCTGGGAAGAGACAAAGCAAGAGGATCGCGGGTTCAATATCCGTGGCCGGTCATTCCGCATCAAACACACTCAAAAGGAAGTCGCATGAAACTCTTCACCGTTGTGATCCTGCTCGCCATGCTTGGCGGCTGCGTGTTCCAACCCATCCATGTGGAAGTGTACAACGCCGTGAACGTCGAGGATTCCGACGTGGGTTTGGACGCTTCCCGCAACGTTAACGAGGCTATCGACTAAGCCCTGTACTCGCACTGCATCCGGCGTTCGGACAGTGCGCACTACTACAGAAGGATATCGCCATGTAACGGAGTAACGGCCCGGTGCCGCTAACCTGCCATAGACGCTTACCTGAATCGGGCAATCCGCCGCTTAGCCCACGGCACCATCTTGTTAGGAGCTTCAACATGACCGACGTACAAACCACCGAAACTACCGCCCCAGTTCTGACCCGTACCGAGAAGCTGACCGCCAAGGCCAAGGCCCTGTTCGACCTCGTGACCGCTAAGACCGCCGAGTACCACGACACCGTGGCCGAGCTGCAAGCCATCGAACTGGTTGCCAACGTCGGCGCTGGCGACACCGTGCACGGTAGTACCGGCATCGGCGCCAAGAAGCAGCTCGTCTCCGGCGTAGTCCTGGGCGTGTCCGAAGATGAGAAGGGCAAGTTGATCAAGGTCCAATCCGGCACCGGCTTCGACACCACCGTGTTCACCCTGCGCAGCGCGCAAGTCACCAGCGTTGAGCCGAAGGCCGAAGCAGTGGCCGAGGAAGCGGTGGTCGAGATGCCTGCGCCTACTCCTGAGTTCGACGCAGAACAAGCCGCCGAGTAATCGGTAGTTGCATGAGTCGATAGCCTGCCACAAGCGGGCTATCCGCTGAGACAACAACCAGAGATAACAGATCATGAACATCCCCATGTCTAACGCAAGTAAAGCTGCACTGCGGAATGATTGGTTGTACAAGACGCCGTTACGAATCCAGTGGCATGTGCGCGACTTGAACCCGCGTGCAGCTAACGAGCTTGATGGCGTGATAACCGTTAGTGCAGGCGGCGTTGCAATAGTTCCCGAACTTTGGTGCACCCGATGAACGGTATGGCGGCAGTTTACGGGCTCTCGGGTGCCCTTGTTACTCTACTTGCTGTGGTCCTGTACAACATCTTTAAAGAGACAGAACATGCAACTGTTAAAGAACCACCAACTCGCCGTAGCCGTGGAGATGTACTTGCATGCCGATTTGCGTACGCAACTGGGTACGCTGCGGGAAGTGCAGACGTTGTTAGAGAAGAACAACTTAGAGCCGGGCACGACCTTGCAAAAGCTGACGCGAAAGCAACTCGCATCGCTAGTATGGTTACAGCGTTGCAAGGTAACGCCGGGCGTGTACAACATCCCACTTCTTTCGCCGATGTTCTGCGACATGATCAGGCAAGAGACATCGCAGTGGCCGTTCACCGGGAACTCCCAGGAACCGGAGCATCTGAGGTGCCCGGAGGCTGTGCTGCACGAGGTATGCCCGCAGTTGGGCCGTACCCTGTGGGAGCTTTTCCGCGCTGCGACTGCCCCTGTGTATGCGCTCCTGCATGGTACCGCTCCTGCAAGCCCGAGTGCCGTGCAACTGACACGGTACACCCTCGAACGTAATAGCCTGGGCGGTTGGCACCAAGACGAGGACAGCGACTTCACCGCCGTTGTTGAGCTGGCACCCGAGTTGCATACCGGTGGTGGGACTGACGTAATGTCGGCGCCGCTTACCGTAACGTCTGTACCTACACTTGCCAAAGGGCACGCCCTGCTGTTCTGCGGCAAGACCACACACCACCGAGGAAGGCCCATCACGGAAGGCGTGAGAGACCTACTTGTTTTTTGGACGGAATCAAAATGAACCAGTCCCTGCCGCTGTTCCCTCTCCAGGCACCAGACCCAGAGGTGCCGTTCCTCGACGCTGTGGACCTCGTGGCCGACATCCTGCACGTCTGCCACGACCAAATGCCGGGCACCCGCGTAGCTGTCGCCGGAGGCGCCGCCAGGGATTTGGCACACCGCTTGGCACCTCGCGACATTGACCTCGTGTTGTGCCCATTGAACGAGGATGACGAGTTCGTGTTGTTGCAGGCCCTGGAACTGGACCTTGGGTATAAGATCGTCCAAGAGTTCGAGCGCGTTAGCGGCTCCGCGTTCCTGCACGACGTGAAAAACACGTCGGATTACGAGGCCCTGGAGCACGATAACCGGTGGTCTCGTGTCGTTAAGTTGGCGTGTCCTGGGAAGTTGCCGGTAGACCTGCTGGTTAGTACCTGCGACAGCCTGGAGGACGCTATCGGCCTGTTCGACTTCAACATCAATCAGTTTGCCGTCCTGCGTCCGTTCACCGTCCCGCGCTTCTTTGGCGAGAGCCAAGGCGAGCTTATCCAGAACCGCGAGGCTAGTGTCTCGCCTGAGCGTAAAGACCACATCCAAACTATCGCCCGTAAACTGGGCTGGAGCGTACCTGCATGAACCTGACCAAAGATCAACACCGCCTGCTGCAACGCCTCATCCTGGCCGGTGGTAGTGCCCGCACCGATGAGTTGGGTAAGGCTACCGGCCTGAAGCCTAACGAGGTGTCGCACGCCCTGTTGCCGCTGCGTGCAACCAGCGGTGTAGCCACCACGAACGACGGCGGTACGTATCAGCTATGGTCGTTGACGCCTGGGCTGCGCGATGCTTTGGAGGCGCAGAAGCTCAAGGCGGAAAAGCCTTATCGAGTGCTGCGTGTCAGTGATACTGGGGTTACGTTGTTTGACACCAAGTTCGCCAGCGAAGATGCAGCGGACCGGTTCGCCCGTACCAATATCCACAACGCTACCCCAGACGTACGTAACTACGTCATTACCCTGCACGCCGCAATGAAGTTTGTTAAGCCGGTGGCTGCTGGTGTGGAGCGTATCGCGCTGTAACAGTTAACCCGTAAACACCAAGAGGTGCACCATGAGCAAGACACAAAAGGCGCTGGGCAAACTGCGCCATAAGATCGCCCAAGCCGAGACCGATGCACGCACCGCCCGCCGTATCCATGAGCAGGCCAAGCGCGTGACCTCGTTGAACGACACCTTGAACGCAACGGTGGTCGAGCAGAACGAGCGCATGGAAACCCTGGCCTCGAACTGCACGCATTACCGCCAGCGCGTGGCAGACCTGCAAGACAAGGTGGGGGAGTTGGAGGAGCGGAACGGGGACCTGTACTCGCGCCTTAAAGACGCAGGCGCCGCCCACAATGCCGCCGTCGAGTGCATGTATCAGGAACACCGTGAGCTGTTGCAACTTGAGCGCAAAGGCCACGCCAAGCAGTTGGCCGAGGCGCAAAGCTACCTGCGCCTTAGCCGTATCAGCACCATCGTAGTAACCGTCGCCCTGCTGGCGGTTGTGGTCTGGCCGTACGCCGTCAAGCTGGTGCTGTAATGGCTATCCCACCGTCAGAGTTCTTGCAACATGCTAAGTCCTTGGCGGTTGGGCAAACTGGGCGCTTCTACCACAAGTGCGGCCCCGGTAAGGTGCTGCACGTAGGGAACTCGGGCGATAGGTACTGGTGCAAATGCTACCGGTGCCACGAGGGTGGTGTGGTCGAGAAGACACACGCTATCCTGGCCCGCATCCCAGACCAGAAGCGCTACATGCCGTGGCCTGACGATGCAAAGGACCTAGCGCATTGGCCGGTGCACACCCAGGAAGTGCTACTAAAGCAGCTCTACACCAAGGGCATCGACCGTTACGTTATGTTGGGGGATACGCATGTCTGGTACAGCGAGAAGCAAGGCCGGCTCTTATTTGGAACGCGCCTTGGCTGGTTGGGTCGTGCTACTCGGGGACAGAACCCCAAGTGGGCAGGCTACGGATACCCTGCGCCCGAGTACGGTGCGCATCCTCAAGATGCGGCCAGGGGGACAGTTGTCGTTACAGAGGACTACCTGTCTGCAATGAAGGTCCGTTGGGCCATCGGAGGTACATACGATGCGACGGTGCACGCACTGCTGGGAACTGAGCTACGCACGCGGCACCTGTCAGACCTGCTCGACGCAGGTACCACCAGACTGGTCACTTTTCTGGACGGCGACGGTGCTGGGCGTAGGGGTGGTGTTGATGTTGCCCGGCGCGCTCGTGGTATGGGCCTTGCTACGGCCAACGTTGGGCCGCCAGAAGGACTAGACCCCAAGGATTTAATGAAAGAGCAGATACTAACTCTGCTAGGAGGTGTGTTATCGAGCTACCAATCCTCCAAGCATTGAGGGATAAGAACAAATTCCGTACATTGCTTGGCGCGGTACCCTTGGAGATGTTGGGCCAGGAGGCAAACCTGTTGATCGGGTGGTACAAGCTGTACTGGGACAACTACAAGGCGCACGAGTTCTTGGACGTGGACGCGTTGGAGTCCCTGATTAAGCTGCGCTCTGGGTACCCTGCGGAGAGGCTGGGACTCGTCATGCGCCTGACTGGGCAATTACGTAGGCCCATCGATCAGACCGTCTTAGACGGCATCGTGGGGCAGCTCTCGGAGCTGGATCTAGCAGGGCGTGCTGGTGCACTGATTGCCCGGCACGCGGCGGGAGAGGACATTAACCTGCCGTATGAGCTACACAAGCTCACAACCTCCGCTAAGGAGCGCATGACGCAGGGAAGCGCGCATGAGTGGATTGACGAGGACGTGGTAGCCATCCTTGAGGATGAGGCCGGGGACCACGGTATCAAGCTCCCAACCCTACTGCTGTCGCAGAACATCAAGGGCCTGTTGGGTGGCGCAAGCGTTGCAGTAGCGGCCCGACCCGACAAGGGCAAGACGTCTCTACTCGCAGCTATCTTGACGCACGCCGCGCCACAGCTCCCGGATTACTTCGACGCAGACCGCCCAATCCTGTGGTTGAACAACGAGGGGCGCGGGCGGCGCATTATCCCTCGTGTGTACCAAGCGGCCCTGGACTGCAACGTAGACCAGTTGTACGCCAAGTCCAACGCTGGTGTGCTGGTGCCGGAGTACATCGCCAAGGTAGGCAAGCGAGATCGCATCCGCATCAAGGATATGCACGGGGCTACCCTGCCCGAGCTTGAGCAGGTTATCGAGGCCATGAAGCCAGCGATTGTGTGCTGCGACATGGTGGCGAACTACCGACTTCCTGGCGGTGGTGGCGGAGGGAACAAGACCGACGAGGTAGAGGAGAAGTGGATACAGCTCCGCGAGATGGCGGTGCGCCACGACTTCATCCACTTCGGTACTATTCAGGTATCCGCCCAGGACGGCGACAACGTGCTGTACCCGCCGTACGGCGCGCTCAAGGACTCCAAGACAGGGGTACAAGGCGCCACGGACATCATCCTCATGATGGGGGCGATGAACGATCCCAAAATGCAAACCCTTCGCGGTCTGAGTACCCCGAAGAATAAATTCGCCCTGCCCGGCAAACAGTCCCACGTACAGGGCGAGGTTTACTTCGACGCGGCTAACTGCCAATTCCGCGATGGTGCGGAAGGGTACAGCCCTCAACAGGTGGTGTGATATGGGCAAGAGTCCTGGTATTAAAGATGAATCTCGACGCGGTAGCGGGCGCACCATGGCTACGCTCATGGCCGCGCAACTGTGGGCCATGGAAACAGGCGTGGCGGTGTTTCTTTACCGCCCGGACGAATTGCACACCAAGGGTATGGTGGGCCGCTGGCTGGAGACCCTGCACCCGACCTTTGCTGGACGTATCAAAGTGTTCCACGCGGACTCTTTGGAGAGGGTGGACGAGCAGTTGCGTGGGTGCAGGTTCGGCAAGGTGTTCGTGGACCACCACATCTTCGAACGCAGCGAGGACATGCTAGAGCGCCGTATCCAAGCGCTCCGTAATGAGCACGAGCGGCACAACACGGACAAGGAAACCATCCGATGAGCAAGGTCAAGCCAAGAGTTCTGCCGGTCAAGGCGCACCGCGCCGTTGACTGGAACGAGAAGGCTATCCGCAAGGTGATTGCCGAGCGTGGGTATGTCTTCGCCGGTATCAAGGTGGACGGCATGCGCTGTCACGTCTTGAAGATCGACGGAGAGGTGGTGTTCCTGACACGCGCCGGTATCGAGATTCCTGCCTTGGCCCGGTACAAGGAAGACTTCCAAGCGGCTTGGCTGCGGGAGTGGAACCTTACCGATAGCATGGTGCTGGACTGCGAGGTATGGATTCCGTCCATGAACTTCGAAGAGGGTGGCGGTGTGCTGCGCCGCGACGAGGTTGTGCCGCATGGTCTGGTGCAGTTCGTGGTGCTAGACATTATCAGCAAAGGACAGCTCTGCGCGGAACCACAGGACCTTACCGCCGCTTACGTGGCCCGGCACACCGGTATCGTTGGGCGGTTCCCGGTAACGCTAGCAACGGATGCGCTGGGCTCGGTTAACGAGCTGATTGTTTCAGAGGCGTTAGCGAAGGTGACGGACATAGACGAGCTGCCCAAGATTTACGCAGTGGCTCGGCGTATAGGCTTCGAGGGTCTGGTGGTCAAAGACCCATCCCTTGCCCCACGTAACGGTAAGGTGTCCGGGATGTGGAAGGTCAAGCCGGGCTGCGGTGCAGACTTCGCGCCAGGGTGGGAAGGTGACGGCAAGATCGTTGGCTACGTCTGGGGCGATGATGCCAAGGCAAACGCCGGTAAGGTCGTGGGTTTCCGTGTGGCGCTGGAGGACGGGACGGAGGTTAACGCCACTGGCCTGACGCAGCAACTAATCTACCTGTACACCGAGGACGTTAAGCTATTCCACGGAGGCGCCACTACGCAAGAGCCGTTCATTGGACGCTACGCCGAAGTCACTGCCATGGAGAAGACCGCAGGCGGTTCACTCCGGCACCCGTCGTTTCGTCGATTCCGCGACCTTGATAGCGCGCCAGGGGTGAAGGCATGACCGAGCTAATCCAAGTTGCCACGGCCAACCCTGTAGGGTTCCTCCTGTTCCTTTTCTTCATGTGCTGGATAATCCGAGGTTTCTAACAATGCGCCGCATCGCAGAGTTCTTTCTGTACCGGTACGTGAACGACAGTGTGCTAACTCCTGTGCGCATCGGGCCGTACTTCCAAACGACGCCGCGTGACGCGTACTACCACTGCTTCGGCTTGCTGGTGAACTGGCGTGCCCTGTGGGTTGGTGCGCATTACAGCCCAGCGCATAAGCGCCTGTGCGTTAACCTTCTGCCCGGCGTAACGTTGTGGTGGACCCGTCCGGGCGGTCAACTCCCATGACATGGACGGTCCTTTACGACGTTGCGCGTAATGCAGCTAACCAACGGCGGGTTATGGCCCGTTGCGTGTGCGGCGCATCTGTCGAGGTGCTGTACGACAACATCCGTAGAGGGCGTACCAAGTCTTGTGGGTGCCTCAAAGTCAAGACAGGGCACGCCCGCAGCAACGCAGGTAAACCAAGCCCAACCTACGTGTCCTGGCAGTCCATGCGGACGCGTTGCCTAAACCCCAATAGTGCCGATTACCACCACTATGGTGGTCGCGGTATCTGCGTATGTCCAGAGTGGGACAGCTTCGAGCAGTTCTTAGCGGACATGGGTGAACGCCCTGTAGGCATGACGCTGGACCGGCGAGAAGTTAACGGTAACTACTGCGCGGATAACTGCCGTTGGGCCACTGCGGTGGAGCAGCGGCACAATCAACGACCACACAGGAGGGCAACCCGTGCGAATCCGGATTGCAGATATTGAGACTCAGAATCACCCGTACTTAGGCGCGGTGGCGTCTACGCATTGCCCGGACAACTACATCGTAAGCTTCGGTTGGCGGGATGACGTAGACGGTGTGCCTGGCAAGCCTCAGGAGTTGAGGTTTAATTCCAAGGAGGAGGCGAACAGGCAGGACTGGTTCAACCTCGACGGCGTGGACATCCTCGTACACCACAATGCCGGTTATGAGCTATCGTGGTTCATCACCCGTTATCAACCGGAGCTGTTGAAGTTCCTAAAACGCGGGGGCCGTGTGTTGTGCACCCAGCTCGCGGAGTACCTGTGCAGCCACCAGACGTGGACGTACCCGGCGCTCAACGAGGTGGCACAGAAGCACGGCGGTACACCTAAGGTGGACGGCGTTAAGATGCTCTGGGAACAGGGTGTGCTTACTGCTGACATCGACCCGGCGCTGCTGAGCGAATACCTGATCGGCCCTAGCGGTGACATCGAGAACACAGCCCGCGCGTTCTACGGGCAGATGGCGTACCTTACCAAGATGGGTATGTGGCGCATGTTCCTTGAGCGCTGTGAGGGTATGGTCTGCTTCTCGTTCTGCGAGGCGGCAGGGCTGTACGTGAACCAGCAGGTGGCGAACGCCAACCACGCGGAGCAACTGGCCGAGCTGGAGACGATCAACAAGCAGATTGACGGTCTGTTGCCTGAACTCCCACCTACTTTAGAGTGGAACTGGGGGAGCGATTTCCACATGTCGGCGCTGTTGTTCGGCGGGGAAGTGAAGTACCAAGAGCGTGTACCACGCACGGACGCTGACGGTAACGTCATGTTCGAAAAGGTGGACTGTTACAAGTTCGGTGAAACCTACTGCAACGCGGAATCAGTCAACGAAGACAACTTCGGCGAATTCGTGCGCATGTACGGCAACGTCGATAGATACAGCGCCGGTAAGAACAAAGGACAGGTAAAGATACACAAGGTCGTGAGCGACAAGCCACAGACCAAGTGGGCTGATACCACGTTCAAGTTCCCCGGCCTGCTGCCCATCTCCGCAATGCCCAAGGTCCTGG